AATCAAGCTATGCGTATGGCAGGTTTCTCTGAAGGCTACAGCCGACGAAGCCTCACCAACTATCTCAAAGAAGAGATCATTGAAGCGACACAGCTTTACATTGCTATGGCAGCACCAAAGGCTGCGGTGGCTATGATCAATGCCATTGACGATCCTACAGAGCTTGGCTTGAAAGAGAAGATGTCGGCTGCTAAGGACTTGCTTGACCGTGCTGGTTTGGTGAAGACAGAGAAGGTGCAGGTTGAAAGCACTGGTGGTATTATGGTGTTGCCTGCAAAGGAACGTGAGGAAGAGTGATGGCTGATCAAGTCAGCGTGGACACATTCGATTTTGGCTTAGGTGCTTATGTACTACCACAACCTACGTCAGTAAATGAATATGTTAAGATACCAAGACTATCTCGCACTGTTCCGTTTGGATATGTTGTTGACAGTGAAGACGATGGATGGCTTCAGCCTGTAGCGATTGAGCTTGATGCGCTTGAAAAAGCTAAGAAGTATTTGAAGCAGTATAGCTCTAGGCAGGTGGCGGCATGGCTCACCACTGTGACAGGCAGAGAGATAAGCCATGTAGGTCTATTGAAACGTATAAAGAATGAACAGTCCCACAAACGCAAATCCTCTACTTATCGAAAGCTTGCCGATGGGTACGAAAAAGCCCTCAAGAAAGCGCAAGAGTACGAAGAAAGACTCGGCACCAAAGACGGAAGCTTCTTCGATAGTGATCGATACGTCGAACTTAAACGATACTTCACAGGCTCCACTAATTGAAGTTGTTCAGCCTGTACGTGACAACGTCATCTTCAGACCCAACCCCGGCCCTCAGACCAACTTCCTAGCCGCTTCAGAGCGTGAAGTGTTGTATGGTGGTGCTGCTGGTGGTGGTAAAAGCTATGCCATTCTTGCAGATCCTTTGCGTTACATGGCGCATCCACAATTCTCTGGACTAATTCTTCGTCACACTACAGAGGAATTGCGAGAACTCATTTGGAAATCGCAGGAGATGTATCCAAAGATATATCCCGGCATCAAGTGGAGTGAGAGAAAGATGCAATGGCAGCATCCAAGTGGGGGTAAGTTGTGGATGTCCTACCTTGACCGTGACGAAGATGTCATGCGTTATCAAGGTTTGTCGTTCTCCTACATCGCTTGGGACGAGCTAACACAGTGGCCTACTCCGTTTGCCTACAACTATATGCGTTCTCGTCTGCGTACAGCAGCGCCTGATCTGCCTGTGTTCATGAGAGCTACCACCAACCCCGGCGGTCCCGGTCATCAATGGGTTAGGAAGATGTTCATTGTGCCTGCAGCGCCCGGTAAAAGCTTCTATGCCACCGATGTTGAGACAGGAGAGACACTGGTCTACCCTAAAGGGCACAGCAAAGAAGGCCAGCCGCTGTTCAAACGCAAGTTTATCTCGGCTAAGCTGGCTGATAATCCCTATTTGGCTGAGTCTGGTGACTACGAAACCATGTTGTTGTCCCTGCCGGAGCATCAACGTAAGCAATTGTTGGAAGGCAACTGGGATATTGCAGAGGGTGCAGCGTTTTCTGAGTTCAATAGAGCCATTCACGTTGTAGAACCCTTCAATATCCCCAGTAGTTGGCCTAGATTTAGGGCTTGTGACTACGGATATGGCAGCTATAGCGCTGTATTGTGGTTTGCTGTAGCGCCCGATGACAGTTTGGTGGTCTATCGAGAGCTTTATGTCAGCAAAGTGCTGGCGGAAGACCTTGCTGTGATGGTTATGAACGCTGAAGCTGACGAAAAAATCCGTTATGGTGTACTGGATAGCTCATGTTGGCACAAACGTGGTGATACTGGACCCTCTATTGCTGAACGAATGATTATGAAGGGGTGCCGTTGGCGACCTGCTGACCGTTCTGCTGGTAGTCGCATCGCAGGTAAGAACGAAATACACCGCCGTCTGCAGGTTGACCCTATGACTGAGCAGCCACGCATCGTATTCTTCAATACGTGTACACAAATTATTGCTGATCTTCCTACGCTGCCTATCGACAAGACAAATATGGAAGACATCAACACTAAAGTTAGTAATGACCACACATATGACGCATTACGATATGGTGTTATGTCGCGTCCACGCAGCGGCTTGTTTGACTTTGATCCTATGTCGCAGAACACTGGAAAAGTTGTAGCCGATTCCGTGTTTGGTTATTGACCAACCGCATGTTATACCTTTATTTAATACTCTGGAACACTTATGGCACTTATTGATAAACCATCCAACGATAAAACTCTAGCACTTGATGACTCTCCCAAGAATGAGGATGACTTTCAAGGTGCTGGTCTGATTAGTTTCATTCAGAAACGCTACACAAAATCGGAAGAGTCACGCCGCACTGACGAAGATCGTTGGCTCCGTGCCTATCGCAACTATCGTGGTCTGTATGGTCCTGATGTCAAGTTCACTGAGACAGAAAAAAGCCGTGTATTTGTAAAGGTGACAAAGACTAAGACGCTTGCTGCGTATGGTCAGATTACAGATGTGTTGTTTTCTAACAACAAGTTCCCTCTCAGCGTTGACCCGTCTGTGTTGCCAGAAGGTGTAGCCGATGCTGTTCATTTCGATCCTAAGAATCCAGAAGGGGCTACTCCACCATCCATTCCATTTGGTGAAGAGGGTGCTGCCAGTATTGGTAATGACTTTGACTTGGATAAGTTGGAGGAAATGCTAGGTAGTCTCAAAGAAGAGTTGAAAGATGTTCCCGGTTTGAAGAAGGGACAGGGACAGACACCATCGTCTGTTACTTTCTATCCCGCTATGCTGGCTGCTAAGAAGATGGAAAAGAAAATCCACGACCAGCTTGAAGAGAGTGGTGCTAGTAAGCATCTCCGTGCTTCTGCTTTTGAGATGGCCTTGTTCGGTACAGGCGTAATGAAGGGTCCGTTCGCTGTCAACAAAGAATATCCAAGCTGGACAGAAGAAGGCGAATACAAACCAACAATCAAAACTGTACCAGAAGCTTCGCATGTTTCCATCTGGAACTTCTATTGGGACCCAGACGCAAACAACACAGAAGACTGTCAATATATCATTGAGCGTCACAAGATGTCACGCACACAGCTTCGTGCTTTGAAGCGCCGTCCACACTTCCGTAAGAACGTCATTGATCAACTCATTGATCAAGGTGAAACCTACGTTAAGAAGTATTGGGAAGATGACTTGCGTGACTATGCTCCCAACTTTGACGTTGATCGCTTTGAAGTGTTGGAATACTGGGGTAACGTTGACATTGAATTGTTGGAAGAGAATGATGTAACCATCCCCGATGACTTCAAAGACGGTGATGAATTGCAAGCCAATATCTGGTATTGCAACGGCAAGATCATTCGCTTAGTGTTGAATCCTTTTAAGCCTGCAAAGATTCCCTACTACGCTGTTCCATATGAACTCAATCCATACAGCTTGGCTGGTGTTGGTATTGCAGAGAACATGGACGACACACAGACTCTGATGAACGGCTTCATGCGTATGGCTGTGGACAATGCTGTGCTGTCGGGCAACCTCGTCTTTGAAGTTGATGAAACCAACCTTGTCCCCGGTCAAGACATGTCTGTCTATCCCGGTAAAGTGTTTCGTCGTCAAGGCGGTGCTCCCGGTCAAAGCTTGTTCGGTACTAAGTTTCCTAACGTGTCGCAAGAGAACCTGCAGTTGTTCGATAAAGCTCGACAGCTTGCTGACGAATCGACAGGTATGCCATCGTTTGCGCACGGTCAAACTGGTGTGAGTGGTGTTGGTCGTACAGCCTCTGGTATCTCTATGCTGATGAACGCTGCTGGTGGTTCCATCAAGACAGTGATTAAGAACGTTGACGACTACCTGTTGGCACCACTCGGTAAAGCCTTCTTCAGCTTTAATATGCAGTTTGATTTCGACCCAGAGATTAAGGGTGACTTGGAAGTCAATGCTCGTGGTACTGAATCGTTGATGGCTACTGAAGTGCGCTCACAGCGACTGATGCAGTTCTTGCAGATTGTCAGTAGTCCCGCTTTGATGCCATTCGCTAAGATGCCTTACATCATCCGTGAAATTGCTAAGGCGATGGATCTTGACCAAGACAAAGTTACTAACAACATGGAAGAGGCCGCACGTCAGGCTGCGTTGATGGCACCACCTGCTGCGCCTGCTGGCGGTGCTATGCCACCGGGTGCTCCACCTGTACCGGGTGCTGGTGTGGCTGACATGACTGGTGGTGGCGCTGGCAACATTGGTGTCGGTGCTGCTCCTGTACCGGGTGAGCAAGGCTTTAGTGCTGCTCCTCAACCACCGATGGGTGCTTAATAAATGAGCAAAGCTTTCCTACCTAAACTGAAGGGTATGCTCAACAGTCCTCATATGTGGGACGCCTTTGTTGAAAAGCTTGACTACGACATTGAACAGCATCAACGTAAGCTGGAACAAGCTACAGAATTGAGCGAAGTGTTTAAGGCACAAGGTGCCATTGCTGCATTGCGTCAGCTAAAGTATTTGAAGGATGAGATTAATCATGCAAACTGAAATGAACAAGCTGTTCGCTGAAGGCGGTGTTATGCAAGAGGGCGGTACAGTCGATCCAGTCTCTGGTAACGAAGTACCACCCGGTGCTATGAAAGAAGAAGTCAGGGACGACATTGACGCTAAGCTCAGTGAAGGTGAGTTTGTTTTCCCTGCTGACGTAGTTCGCTTTATTGGTCTGCAAACATTGATGAAGCTGCGTGATAAAGCCAAAGCTGGTCTACAACGCATGAATGAAATTGGGCAGATGGGTAACGCTGAAGAAGTAGAAGACGGTGAAGCTTTGTTTGGTGGTGGTGAAAATGAGATGGACGATGATACATTCTCATCTGAAATTGATTCCATCATGTCAGAAGACAGTGGTGATGAAGATCGTGGTTATGCTGCAGGTGGTTATGTAGGTGGTCAAATCAACGAACAGCTTTATCGTGACGCACCCATCAAAGGTTTTGAGATGGTGCCAATGACCAACGATGCTGGTCAAACTATTTATATTCCTTTTATTAATGGTGTAGCTCAGTTGTCTATCCCTGCTGGTTATAAAGTGAAGAGTTCCGCTGTTGAAGCACCTACAACGAAACCTGAATCAACCACAACTACGCCTTCCGAACCAACAGGTGGTGGCGGTGGTGGTGGAGATGGTGGTGATGTTGGTGGCGGTACTACCACTGGTTCAAATATTTCAATGACACCTGATGGGGCTGTGGCAAATACTGTTAGTCCTACTGTTGGATCTGTAGTGAGTGGATTGCTTGGTCTTGCGTTCGGTGTACCTGTCGGACTTGCTTCCAATCTTGGTAAAGCGGCTATTGCTCAACAGAACTTTGTAGCAGAGCAGGAAGCAATGAACGTAAACGTAGCTATAGCTGACACAAGTAATCCTGCAAACAATGAAGGTGTAACTACTGCTGCTGCTACTCCGACTGCACCGGGTGGCCCTCAAGGTACAGGTGGTGCTGCTGCCTCTGCAGCTGCCGATGCTGCCGCTGCTGCCGCTGCTGCTGGTCATAGTCCTGAAGCTCAAGGTGCTGCTTCACAGGCTGCTGCTGATGCCACAGTTTCTGGCGCTGATGCTGCCGCTGCAGCCGCTGCAGCCGCTGATGCCGCTAACGCTGCTGCTGCTGATGCAGCCGATGCTGAAGGTGGTGGTCTTGGTACTGCCGCGACAGGTGGTGAGGGTGGTGTTAGTGGTGGTGTGAGTGGTATTGGGGCAGACGGTATTGGTTTTGCTAAAGGTGGTTTTGTTTCTAAGCGTAAAGATAAAAAGACAGGTAAGTCCACAAGTTTTGTAACCCGTCAGAATTAATAGCGTACAATATGAATACCAGAGTCTGTGGTGGGCAGACTGGTACTAAACAATACCCACCATCATTGGCTACCTGACTCCGAGACATGTTGTCTCCTACAGTGCAGCCCCAACTTAAAAGGTAAATATGACTGAAGTAGTCTTGGAACAAAAACCGCAGACAACTGCGCTTGCACCATTTGGTAAACGCAACACCAACCGTGAGCGCATTGAACGTGAAGAAGAAGAACTGAAACAACTCACTGAGAAGAATGCTGAGAAACCTGCTCCGTCTGAAGAGAGTGCAGAAGACGACAGCAACTTGTCAGCAGAAGAGAAGAGCTTTAAGAAACGATATGGTGATCTTCGTCGCCATTCACAGCAACAACAGCTTACGTTGCAAAAGCAAATTGACGAACTGCGTACACAACTAACTCAGTCTACCGAGAAACAAATTAAGCTACCAACGAACGAAGAAGACCTTGCTCGTTGGGCAGCAACATATCCAGACGTGGCAAAGATTGTAGAGACAATCGCCATCAAGAAAGCTAAAGAGCAAACTGCTTCTATGGAGCAACGCTTTGCTGCATTGGATGAACAAGAAAAGCTGACAGCACGTGAGAAGGCTGAGCTTGAGTTGATGAAGATTCATCCTGATTTTGACACCATCCGAGACACTGATGACTTCCACAACTGGGCAGATGAGCAACCAGCTTGGGTGCAACAAGCCCTATATGAGAATGATACAGATGCTCGTTCTGCTGCTCGTGCCATTGATCTTTATAAGGCTGATCGCAACATGGTTAAAGCGAAGTCGAAGAAGGAAGATACTTCTGCAGCACAGAGTGTTCGTGCCCGTGGCGAACGATCTGCACCAACCAGCAACGACACCGAAGGTGTAATGTACGAGTCTCAGGTGGCTAAGATGTCTAGTAAGCAGTATGAAGCTAATGAAGAAGCTATCATGAAGGCTATGCAGTCTGGTAAGTTTGTGTACGATTTGAGTGCTGGAGCACGATAATAGTTGACACGGGCTGAAATAGTCTGGTATAACTTTTAATAGGACGAAAAGGGTAGCTCCCCTGACAGTGCCGATTCACTGTCTAGTCCTTTGTCTAATCGGGGATTGTTGTGGATATTTCTTTTAAGAATTGTTCTAAGTGTGGAACGATTAAGCCTGTTAGTGAATTTTGTTTAGATAAGTACACTTCTAGCGGATACAAATCTGCATGTAAGGTGTGCAGTAATATTGCACGTAATAAGTGGAAAGAAGCGAACAAAGAGTACGTCTTGACTTCCGCTAAAGAATATAGAGACAAGAATAGAAGTGTTATTAGAGTCAAACAGAAAGAGCAATACGCAAATCTGACAATGGATCAGAAGTTTGCTCATCTTATTAAAGACGCTAGTAGACGAAAGAAAGTGAATTGTTTTATCACTGTTGAGCATCTTCGTGATGTTTGGCAGCGACAAGAAGGTCTGTGTGCATACACTAAGTTGCCGCTATCTAGCGAAGCTCACCAACTTAATACAGTAAGCCTAGACCGAATCGATAGTGACAAAGACTACACTGCTGACAATATTCAGCTAGTCTGCGTACCTATCAACAGGATGAAGTTGGATTATTCTGAAGATCAGTTTATTCAGCTTTGTACTTTAGTAGCGCAAAACGTTAGTAAGCAGACAACCTAGTTGATCTAGCCTATACGAATACCCTAATAGCTAGGGGGTATTCTTATACACCTAGAAGAGACAGCCCTGTGGACTTTGTTAGCGTATGTTTTATATGTATGCCAATATATCTATAGGAGATTTTTAAATGGCTTTTCCCTCAGTAAGTGGTTATGGTAACCTGCCTAATGGCAATTTCAGCGCTGTAATCTACAGCAAAAAAGTACAACTCGCCTTCCGTAAATCTTCGGTGGTCGAGGACATCACTAACAATGACTACTTCGGTGAAATTAGTCAAATGGGTGATTCAGTAAAAATCATCAAAGAGCCAGAAGTTTCTGTGCAATCCTACAAGCGTGGTACTCAAATCACTGCTCAGGATCTGGACGACGAAGACTTCACTCTGGTTGTTGATCAGTCGAACTATTTCGCCTTTAAAATCGACGACATCGAAGCTGCTCACTCGCATGTGAACTTCATGCAAATGGCTACTGACCGCGCTGCTTATCGCCTGCGTGACCAGTATGACCAAGACGTGCTGGGTTATTTGTCTGGCTACACACAGTCTGCTCTGCATGCTGCTGCCGACACCGCTCGTAGTTCTTTCCCCGGTACTAAAGCTGTCGCCACCGCTGGCTCTGACGAACTGTTGTCGAGCATGAAGCTGATCAAGTCTAGCTTCGGTAACATCACCACTTCGTCTGCTGGTGACCACTCCATTCCTTTGGCTCCTCGTTTGCCCGGTGCAACTGCACTGCCCACTGCCACTGCCTCGCCTTTGATGGTGATCGCACGTATGGGTCGTCTGTTGGATCAGCAGTTCGTTGACACCCAAGGTCGTTGGTTGGTCGTCGACCCAGTGTTCGTTGAAATGTTGAAGGACGAAGACAGCCGTCTGTTGAACGCCGACTTCGGTGGTTCCGGTCTGCAAAACGGTCTGGTCATCAACAACCTGCACGGTTTCCGTATCTATGTGTCGAACAACCTGCCACGTTTGGGCACTGGTCCCGGCACTGCTGGTACAGCTAACCAGAACACTGACTTCGGTGTGATCGTTGCTGGTCAAGACGCTGCTGTGGCAACTGCTCAGCAGATCAACAAGACCGAGACTTACCGTGATCCCGACAGCTTCGCTGACATCGTGCGTGGTATGCACCTCTATGGTCGTAAGATCCTTCGACCCGAGGCTATCGTGACTGCAAAGTACAACGTGGCCTAATAATGGAACAGGGGAGGCTCAAAAGGCTTCCCCGTTTCTACATACACATCTCTCAATAAAGGAAATTTAAAATGGCTACTGTTACTACCCTCGCTGGTGGCGCTACCGCTGGTCGCACCGCTGCTCCCGTGCCTTATGTCGTTGACAAGGTCATCGACTTCGCTGCTGCTGCTACCGCCAAAGGTTCTGCCTTGGCTGCTGCTGACGTGATTGAGTGCATCTCTGTTCCCGCCAACACC